AAGTCTTTATTGGCTTCAAACTGCGCGCCTAGAGTTTCTACATCAACCCCTAATGACTTGGCAGTGGATGCTAGGTCCCTCAAGAGAACTTGAGATTCATCAGCGGACATACCCATTGCTTGGGTGGCGGTCTGCATGATTTTAGCTTGTGTATTAAAACTCATACCAATCTTGTTGAGAAGTGTGGTATTAGCCGCCAATGTCTTTTGCTGGTCTTCGCTAGCGTACGTAAAGTCTGTATACTCATTCTTAAGACGAGCAACGGCATCTGCGCTTTCTTGCAGGGTAACTCCCGCTTGCAAGTTGGATAAGGCTACATCACGAATAACCTCATTGAACTCGTCGCCGGCGCCGGTTTGGGCTCTAAACTTTGCAAGCATTTCGTCTTGTTGAGTGCCAAACTTGACAAATATATCGAACGCCTTCGCGCCGGCTGCCGCCAATTGACCCAGAGCATATTGGCCGGCGAGACCGGATTTTGCAAATTTGGTAAGACTGATGTCTCCTTGGGACCACCCCTTTGCCATCTTACCTAGAGAAGTCTCGAGGCTGAAAAAACCCTGGGTTAACCCTTCAAGTTTAGTTTTTGTTGCATCCGCTACCTTAGCATTTTTGTCATGCGCTTTCTGGTTCTCTCTTAGAGCTTGAGTTTCTCCATCGATAGCAGCCGCGTTGGCCTTGTATGCTTCTGTTAGACTTTTTAGGCTATTCTCAAGGTTATCTATCTCGTCCTTGCCGCCGCCCAGCGCCTTTTTTTGCTCTATTAGGGTTTTAAACCTACTTATCTCAGCGCGCTGTTCGGCAGCTTTTTCTTTTTCGACCGCGAGTCGGCGCTCTTCTATCTCTAAAGCGGCTTTGGATTCTTCAAGTGTTAGTGCCATTTAAAACTCCTAGTTTTTGAATGGCCACCTTAGGCCCGTCTCTAATTCAAAATTCTTAACAGCAGTTGATAAAGTGTATTTAGAGTCCATCGTCTTTGGATCATTAAGTCCGTGCTTAATGTATGAGTCCATATATCTCTTTTCACCCTTGAGTGCTTTCATAAAAGAATCCACTTGTGTTGAAGTTCCCGTGATACTCATTGGCACATCAAACCCCATAAAGTAAAGATCGAGCATCATATCCCGAACCTTGTTGGAAAAAGCTGTGTAGTAGGCTTCGTTCAAAGGCTTGCCCACCTGATTAAGATCTATTACTTGTTTTACTATATCGCTCATGTTAAAGGCCTCTGTTTAAATATAAATAGTTTGGAAAAAGAAAGAACTTACTTTCTTCTTGCCTTATTTGCGTCTTCTTGTTGTTTTTTAAACTCGTTCGACAGCCGCTCAAGAAACCAGCGACGTAGAGCTATGGGGAGATTATAAAGTTCGGTGAACGACCACCCACCATGGTGTTTTAGTAGAAAGAACTCTTCGTAAACCGATTCTTGGTATTTAGGCGTCAGGCCAAAAAAACTTTGCCGTTAAAGGCATACCCACCTTTCCTTCTTCGTGGCATAGTGAGCATGTAAAGTCAAAACGAAGGTCTAAATCGGGCTTTATCTTGTCGTAAACATCTCTTAAATGCTTGACGTCGGGAATTGGCATCGATTCAACGAATTTATGAAGGGTCGGGAGATCGCTATGTTCATTGGCCTGAACCACGATGGACTTAAGGAGCCCCGTAACCGGGTTTGAGGGCCCATCGCCCTTCTTGTTCACCAGTAGGGAGGCAATCCTCTTCTCGTCTCGGGAAGTCAAGAGTCGAACGTAGATGCGGACCTTTGATACCGGCAAATCAAACGAGAATATCCCGGATCCTTCGTCTGTAACCCCGTCGAGGGCTACTCTTTCCTGGGGCTTGAGTTCGGTTAGGTCGAAGGAGTACTCCGAGTCTCGCGAACAAGCTGGGCACTTGGCCGAAACGTCATAAAACGGACCAAAACCAGTGATCCTGGTGGCAATAAGAATAGCATTCTTGTCCCCCAGGAGCAGGTCACCGACTTTAATGTCTGAATTGATTATTACGGACTCTAAGAGTCTATCGATAGCCAGTTCATTTCTTAGCAGTGCTTCGGAGGTTAGAATATCCTCCTCTTTCGCTGTCATGTGCTTGATTTCAACAACAGCCTGGTTGTGTAGGGCATGCCCTTCCGGGTAATACACTCCCTTACTTGGGAGTTCAACAAACTCTGTTGGATTTACGAAAGCAAACAGATCGGATGCATGCGAAGTTTCGGGGGCCGGCGCGTCTGGTTGCGGTGCGCCAAGCCGCTCTAAGTTGTTTCTGCGTGACAAAAAATCACCTTCTTTCTAGTACTAAATTAAAGCTCCGTGACAGCTGCGACAGCTGGACCGGACTCATACTCAGCCCAATCATAGCGGAAAGTTATCTCAATATTAAGCAGACTATCGTCTTCATAGCTTAAGTCGCCAAAGGTCGCTTTGGTGATGAAAGCGTTGTTAAGCGTCCAAGTGCCCACAAGGCCACCCTGGCCATTGAGCTCCTCAACTATAACATTGCCTAAAGCGTTGACAGCTCCCTGCTTGTTAACGGTACCTGGGGCCTGGGCGGGATTAAAGAAAACGTCTTCCTGTACATCAGGCTTCAAGTATCCCGAGTTGACGAGTGCATCGTAAAGAATCTTGTTTCCATCTGGATTGATGGCGTTAACGATTGTAGCGTTCACGGGATCCCACTCAACCACTCCAGGATAGTAGTACGTGTTGCCCAGGAACTTGTGAGCCTGCTCTGAAACCGAGTAGGCCGGCTTCGTGACACTCTTCGCAAGATACTGCTCGTATCTAAAGGCTTGGTTTGCATCTACTAGGTTTGGCAACGAAAGCAAGAAGCGATGTCCTCTTCTAGGTTCTGAAAGTGCGCTTGTCCAAAATGGCATTTATATGGTCTCCTGTAATCCTTATTATTATATAGTGCGGGGAGTCGAAACTCCCCGCATTTTGTTAATCGTCAAACGATGCCCCTGTTCTTGTGATATTAAAGTCAATCGCGATGAACTCGATAGCCCTTGTCGGCTTCAAGAAAATCTGTGCGTATAGAATGTTTCTATCTACAAGATCTGGGGTTGTGGTTGTCTCATCAAGAACAACTCTGTAGTCTGAGAGACCAAAGTTTGTCTTAACATCAGCCAAGAAAGGTTCAACCTGTGCCTTAAATCGCAACCAAGTCTGCTTAACGTTCGGGTCAAACAGTAGGCCAGAAGCAATCTGAGAGATGCGCTTCTTCACAAAAATCATCAAGCGGCGAACATTGATGCGATCAAGTGCCGAAGGAGTAACCTGCAGTGTCTTCTGACCGAAGATTACAATACCCTCTGCTGGGAACTTGGCAATTGGGTTAATGTTGGCACCATATAGATCGTCGCGATCCTTGCGACGAAGCTGGTGTGCCACATCAACAACCGGAATGCCGGCTGAACCTTCGGTTAATCCGCCGCGGTTGAAACCGGCAGGCGCGAACCAGACCTGTGTTCTCCGCTGCGAGCTTGAGAAGGTACCGATTGCTGGGATCGACGGTGGTAGCCACACGAAAGCCCCATTGATAGTGTCTCGCCCTCGAACCCATGGGTAGTAAGCACAACCGTAAGAAGAGTTAAGGTTTCGACTTCTAAGCCCATTCACAAGAGTTGTGATAGTAGACGCAGTGTTGCTTCGGTTAACAGCTGTGCTGTCTTCTCGCGGCACGAAAGCGTCCGGAAGATCAATAACCGCTAGTGCATCGCCGCGGTCTTCGCAGGTTCTCACCAAATGAGTTGTAAGACCTTCCTGGGTCTGTGCCGGAATCGAGGCCATGTTCATTTCAACAACCTCCGGATCAGCAACCGAGTCGATTGCTCTACGGATAGAGAAAAAGGCATAGCTGCTTGTGTCAGAAGGCGATGTTGGCATTCTTGCACCGGAGAATGGATCCATTTCCTTGATATCCATACCATCAAATCCGCCGAATAGAGGAATGGTGAATCGATCGTAGCCGGCGTCGAGGACGCCAGAAATCGCCCCATTAACCGCAGTCAGGGAGGTCTCAGTTGCAGAGTTACCAGAGCCGGTTACATAAACACCTGAGCCAGAAACATCATCCAGAGTGAAAGTAGGCGA